TCATCTGAGTATTTCCCTTTTAATTTCACATTTAAAATATAGCCTTAAAAATAATTTTAAGGGTAGTATTATTTTATACTTGCATTTGTTATAATTGTTATTGTAGGTTCTATAAACTAATTGAGGGACAATATGAAACTATTAACAAAAGCAATCAAAAATAAATTACCTAAGTTATATGAGACTGAGGAAATAGCGACTAAGGACAAAGTTGTTCAAGTAAAGTTTTTTTGTCCGTGGAATAGTTGGACATGGTATGGTGTAGAGTTTAATCCTGAAACAAATATATTTTTTGGATATGTTGATGGTCATTATGGAGAATGGGGATATTTTAATCTTGATGAATTAAAAAGTATTACTCATTGGAGTACATTAAAGATTGAGAGAGATATGTATTTTGAACCAAAACCATTTAATGAAATTTGTAACTAATTGTTATTGTAGGTTCTATCATGTTTTATAATATTTTTAATTTTATCAAAAAATACTTAATTTCAAGTATGAGTTCAGAACTACAAGAAAGTTGCGGTACATGTATTCATATTAATGATGATCCCCATGCAAAATTTGAATCATGCAAGGCTTACCCCAATGGAATCCCATTTATAATAATGTCGGGAGGTGTAGAGCATACAAAGCCAGTAGAGGGCGATAATGGAATCACTTATGAATTAAATCCTAAATTTAAAAAGGATTTAGAAGATTATAAAAAAAACAATGATCTTTAATCAATAATTGATACTATATTTTTTTCAAATAAACTTATAATATAATCGTCATAAATAATTTCGTCAGCGGTTTGTAAAAATGCTTTATTAATTTTCAACACATCGTATCCCTCATCAATTAAAAATTTTCTAAAAATATCAGGGAACTCAGGCGCATTATTGCTTATATGAGCATCGCGTTCCACCCACCTTTTTACTACTTGATTACCATTATTTATTTCATTTTCAAGAAATTTAAACCACTTATCTGACACCTCTAAAGACTTTTTTAATCCTGCTTTTTGTACATCAGTAGCTAAGTCTATTGATTGATATTTTTTATTAACACCTAAACTGAAATGATCTTTAAACCATTGATCAAATGTTGGTTTAGGTACATTAGGATTAAAATACAATTTGTCTTTGTTTTTATCCCAATATCTTTTTAAAAGAGCTTTTTTACCTGAACTAAAATGCTTTTCTGAATTATAATTCAAAACAAATTTTTTAGTATTAAAATCTTCAGGCACATAACCTTTAACTAAATATGTTTTAAAATCTTCTGCATCAATGTCTAAAACTTTATTAGCTTTAATCATGGTTTTTATAGTTACACCACCCTCTTCAGCATATAATGTAGCAACTTTTTCTGATTTTGTATTATAAGCACCATTACTATATAATTTTCCTGATCTACTTCTTTCAAAATCAAAACCATTTTTTCTTATACCAACTGCACCCTCTTTTGTAGTTCCATGTAAGTGTACTCCTTGCATTTTGCTATTTTTACTCCACTCTGTAGCCTCATCAAGAGTCATTTCAGGTTTCCATTCAATGCTTTTTGGAACAATCGGAGGCTTTGGCACAGGAGGAGGAGTTGGCTTTGGTTTGATCGTTGCACCTTTTTCCTGTACTTTTTCAAACTCTACGCGAGGGCTAATTTTTCCACTTGGATCAAGAATACAATAGCAATAGCCACCACATACTGACCAACCAGTTGCGGGCATGCCTTGCTCTTCCCATTCTTTAAGTGTTGCTCTTTGCCCTCCACGAGGTGAGCAATCCGCACAAATCTTATGTCCTGCAACAGTTACCCATGTGAATATTGTTTTTTCTTCAGGATCGTAGGCTTGAAATGATCCCGCTTGACCTGATTGATTTATGCCCTCGACTAATGATTCTTTAATACTATTACGCAATTCGCCAAATACCCGCCCTCTTTCAGCCATATCTGTAGCCAACATTCCCGCAGTATTTGAAAAAGCAATGCCACGCGCCCCTTGCGTTTGTATCGTTTTATTTACCCGCTGTGCAAAAACCTCTGAATCATAAATCATTTTACCCATTGTATCATCAAGTAATTGACGAACCTCCAAAGGCAGAGCGTTTAAACCCTTTAAGACATCATCAAAATCATCTCCAAATAATGCAATTAATTCATCGGGTGTCGGCATTATTTCCTCAATGATTTTTTAATTTGCCTCATAGCCATCCTGACAAATACTTTATATTTTCTCCCCTTAGGGCGCATTTCTGTACTAATTCCAAACCAATTACGGGCTGGAACTTTTTGGCTTGGGATCATAGATTTAGGAGATGTGGTAAAGCCCTGATTGTGGAACACTCCGTAAGCAGTCATCATTTTGATTTTACTTACTAATTTGTTTTGAGTTGCCCTTAAAATCTTAGTATTTCTTAGCTTTTTTTGTCTTGCACCTTTCATGCGGTCTAAAGGTGTAAATCCCTGTTTTCGGGCATTTCTGATCGGTAAAGTCGATTCCTCGCTCAAAGGAATGTATGCTGTGCCGTTTATATCGCGTTTATTGTCGATTCCTGCCTGTATCGCCTCATTTTGGTAGTTAGCCATCATGTTGAGATTTTCCGCAACTATTTTGTTAATTAGGCGCGAGGCTTTAGCAAATGAATAATTCCGCCTCGTTTTCATTAATTTTTACCATTTATTCGAGAAACACTACCTTTGATCTCCATGATAACATCTGACAGATCATTTACCTCTTTTACCATGTCCTCATGCCTACGATCACGAGTAGCATCCGAGGTGTTCCACCTATCCAGCATCTTGAGTAGGATCGATTTTATGTTTTCGATGTGTTGAGATTGCCCCTTGTTCTCAACCTTTAAAGCCTCAAGAGCATCCGCTTGTTCATCAGCTCTTTGCGACTGTTTTAAATAAGTATAAAAAAATGCACCTACTATGAGAGCAAGCGCGCCATATTCTGCATATAATTCTATAAATGATTCCATCACTCTTCTTCCTCTTTTTTAGTTTTACAATCATCACATAAACCATGCATTGGAATATTTACAGGTTTATCACATTCGATACAATGAAATGGCATTGGCATTATTTTTTAACCTTTTTAATTTTTCTTTTTGACATTCTTTTTGTTTTTTTAGGCGGTCTGCCTCTTTTTGAGCCATAGCTCCCCTTACCTTTTGGCATTATTTCTTTTTCCTTTTCTTTTTTCCCCAATTCAAGGGATTTAACTCTAGCGATAATTCCTTTTCATACCACTCTAATTGTTCTTGCATTTGTGCGATTTTAATTTCTTCCTCCGCTATATGTTTATCCATGAGGCTTTTTATTTCAACAGCAGCTGATTCCAGCTCTCGCTCAACTGATTCAAGTCGAGACATAACTGAATAGAACGAATAAATAATTGAACCGAATACAATAAAGGTATTGAGCAAAAAACGGATATTAATATGCAGTATAAAGTTGTCTGATAATATACTTCCTGAGTAACTCCTCGCAGTTTTTGGTTTGTTCTCATCACTCATTATTTACAACCGACAAAAGTAGTAACGACCACTAAAATCCATATCATAAATAAAAGCCAAATGCCCAATGCACATAATTCATTTTTCTTCATTTGTTCTTTTTCCCAAATGCTAAACCATTTTTATGCGCCTCTATAATTTTAGGGACTGCTTTAGCGAACTCAAGTTCAATAAAATCGAGCGCATACTGGCGAGGGTCTTTAATGACCTCGTTGATATCCACTTGGGGGACTTCTATTTCAAAATCGTTAAGCTGGCGGAGGTTGGTTAAGTAGTCTATTAAAAACTGATTGTTGCTCCCCTGTTGCTCCTGTTTCTTCTTGCGAGCCATTAGCTTCCTTATTTGTTTCTATTAGTTTCTCAGCCTCTTGCTCCGTTAAATGCTTATTATATTTGAGCATTAAATCTTTTTGACTGATTAAATTGTTTGTTAGCATAAATGTATCCATCGCGATCTGATCCTGTGCGCTCATAGGATATTCAGGCTCATTAAATTTCAATCCTATATCATTCGGTAACTTAATATTATTGACTCCTGCGATCATTTTTTCAACATCATAAAATTCATTTTCGTAAGATTCCCACAATTCCACATCATCCTGAAAATCCTCAAAGCGTTCTAAGTCCTTTATTTTCAATGCGATACCGCTCGATGGTCTGTCGCTTTTTCCATCCTCTGCGAAAGTTATCCACAAATGATTATTTTGCGCGGTTAAATCGAGGATCGCTTTTACAAGATCAATAGCCTCACGGACATTCGCCTTTGGGGATTTAATATCTAATCTTGCAGGTTCAGGAACAACCATAATTTCATTAGACCCTGCACGCATTAGCTTTTCTTCCTCGTACATACCCTCGATCACATACTGGCCGAACATTTGAAAGCGCATACCAAGAGCAGCTTCCGTCAATAGAATATTGACCTGCTCATTTGCAGCTACAATATCATAAGCACCAGTAACAAAAAACTCATTCAAGTGATGTTCTCTATGTGTGAATACAAATGGTAAAATGCCGTAGTTGTGGAATTGCTCGAATATTTGGTTGCCATCTTCATCATAAATAATATAGACCTCACTATCCCAATAGCAATATTGTAGCTTTTTAATATCAGATGTATCGTGGACATTCTGTACCATCGGATAAGTAATTGCATAGGGTGTGAAAGGATCATCATCAAAATAAGCATCAAAATAATATACAGGATTATAATCAAAATGAGGATCGGGATCGCGTTTAAACACTACCTGTGTGGCTATTGATCCGACTAAGCGGGTCATTTTTTCGACATGTTTCATCTTGTGTGGTTTCTTTGCGATCATGTCGTCATATTTCGCATTAACATTGCGCTCTGCTCCCAACGTATAGATTCGGCTCATGCGATCAATCATTCTGCGGGTAACATTAAATTCTGATACGGGTATTTCTTGAAATGCATCCGTAGAAAACCGATCCTCTATATATTGAGCAGTATTGTCCCCAGCGTAATAATCGAGGCACTTATAAATCCCCTCTCTGCGATTTCTCGCATATAACATTTTTTGTTCTTTTAAAGATTCTTGAATTAAATAACTTGCTTGCTCGGTCATCTTTTACTCACTTTATATAGTTGTTTACGAATTGGAAACCGCCCACAAATCCCATATCTGAGGGCATCGCAGCCGTGATCGTGATAGCCATCTTTTAGCGGTTCATTTTTCAGATTACTGTTCTCTTTGTGTTCAGGATAACGATAACTCTCGATATCCTCAACGATTTCTTTGCACTTATGATCTATATGAAATCTTACTGTCCCATCGGCAGACATCATATAATTTCTGACATGACTAATTCCCGATTGTACATTTCTTGAATACCTGTCGCGCCTACTGATAACTGGCATCCCTGTAATCTGCCTGAAGATATCCGCCTCGCCCATGCCTACAGATGATTGCATTTGATAGCCCGCTGGATCGCCATATACGCGGGCTAATCGATAGTTTTTAGCTTGTACTGCCTTACATAAGTCTGTGATAGTCAAATTTTCCTCATGTAGAATTTCATCAATAACAAATATATGTTCCTCGCTTTTATTTCCTAATTTTGCGGTTTGGAAGAATACGGCTGCGGGCATCCTATAGCCAAAATCTAGGCTGCAATATACTGGTAGCATGGAGTTGTAGGGATGATTACCGACATGAGTACGTCGCGAGAAATCGGAATACACACGACCCGACAGGGCGGTAAATTCCGCAGCAAATTCTTGATCAAAAACTTCCTTAGTCATCGAGGATTTTGCCTCTACTAAATCCTCGTCCTGTTCCCCCTGAGGAAATGCATAATGATTTTCCCATGATGGAGAATTAAATGCAGCCCACATTTCTGCCCTCTGTGCGTGGATAAAATACTCATAGAACCCATCATATCCCTCAGGTGTCGAGATCATTATACATCGACCCTTACGATCTGACAATGTAGGGCGCAAATACATCTCGAATATTTTCTTGAGATTCATCTTGCTCGCCTCATCTATAATCACAAGATCATTTCCAGCTCCAATACATGAATCAGGATGCTCTGCCGACTTCCCCTCGATCGTTGATCCCCATTCAAACTCGATATATTGTTCATTAAGTGATTTTCTGCGTGTAGGGAGGTTGTGCTTTATGATAAGATCGTCATAGACCATTCTGAATATACGTTCCGAGGTAGAATAAGTAGGTGCGACGATCCACACATGTTTATCAGCTTGAGTAACTAACGCTTCAGCCTCCCTAGCAGCACTCATGGATTTTCCCCAACGTCTGCCACAGCTCGCCACGACAAAACGTTTCTCTGACGACAACTCATGGATTTTCTGTTGCCCAGCATGCGGTTTATAGTCTAAAAACTCAAACCATTTTTGTTTATACGTTGTTAGGTCATCCATTTTTACATTATTAATTTACCTTAAAATTTTTTTTAATGTATTGTAAAATATTCCTTGACTTGCTTACATAACAATGATTATACTTGTTATAGATATGATACAAAATAATAAAAATATGATTGATGTTTTAGAAAAAGGAAAAGAATATAGGATCACATCGTATGATGGGAGAAAACAAAAGATGGAATATGAGGCAATGTTTTATAGTGAAAAATTAAAGACAAATATGTATGTTTTTTCAGCTTATAAAACATCGACTACTTTTTCAGAGGGTGTAATTATCAAACTTGAGACTTATGAAACAATCCATCCTCAAATACAAGCCAAAGCAATATCTGAAGAGGTTCATAAACAGTATCTTGTATTTGGATTTGCTATGGTTAATGGCAAAAAAATAAGAACTAAATATATTTATAAACCAGTTTGGGAACATAATCAGGAGGGTAAATAGGATGAAATATCAAATACAACAGTTAATTTATGAGCTTACAATTTTTTGGCATGGTCAGTATAATGCCGATTTCCGAAAGATCACTAAAATGGTGTACCAT